AATTTAGCTCTTAACATACTAAAAACCTCAACTAAATCATTTATCGTTTTTTCTAATTCCTCTAAATTATTAAAGATTAATGGTTTTGGTGCTAGTGTTCCTCTTGTTAGCGTTTGACTTTGACCTCGATCTTCCATATATATTTTCACCCCCTTTTAATTAGATTAAATTGATAATTAACCTAAGAATTCTTTTATTAATTCGTTAAACCATTGGCTAACAGATTTTCCAATTTTAAGAAGTTTTAACCGAAGATTTAGATAATCCTTTTCATTTACGTAAAGCGTTATTCTTTTTTTGGTTTTCATATTGGCATTTCATACATAATAAATCTTTATAATTTAGTGGTAAATTAAAGGGTGAATAGGGATAGTTTTTAAGCATGAGATCACCGCATTTACAAAATACCGAAACTACTTTTTTTGGTTGTGGTGGTTTTATATTTTCCATAATTTTTTACTCCTTAAAAACTGGGAAGAATAGGCTCATCCATACCGCCTTTCAATGTTGCTTAACTCAAGGTTTCCCCCAAGCTCTCCGGCAAAGTCCAGCAAATACAGATGATTATATTCTAAGTGTTGGAGCCTCTGCACTAACCAGTTACGGGGCTATCAATAGACTATAAATAATCTATTAATGGCGCCCCGTACAATGTATGAGATTGTTACTGTTGTGGCTCCCCAACCTTTGATCCGTAGTCAGCGATTGCCTCCCTACGTCCTACTAGGGGTTACCCCCGTTCAGCTATCAAATTACGTTTACCGTGCATAGCGGCTGTTCCGTCATCCCAGATTTTAAAGAGCAATTTAATTAAAACATAATTATATAATGATGTCAAATGTATTTATGTCGTTTAAGTGAAGTAAGCATACATTTAACGACGTCTAGCCGTAGTTCCCAAACCCCCTCCCCTAATCTACCCTCCATTCCCACCTCGCCTCGCTCCCTCAAGTAGTCAGCAATAATCCACCCTAAGAGTCTCGTCTTAGGTCAAAGTGGCAATTTACTTCTCTCGGTCGCTTCGGCTTCGGACTGCATTGTTAGCTCTCCTATAGATTTGCAAGGAGACGAGGCTGCAGTAGCCCTATCCCTAAATATATTAATAGTTGATATTCCAAGATATTTTTTAACGGCTGATTTCAAAATTGTGAAACGACTATGATGATTAGTATTATTGAATTTAAAATAGCCTTTTTTATATAAACGGTGAGCAAGAAAATGACAATTATGACAAAGTTTTCTAAGATCAGTTTGTTCAACGTCTATAAGATTTTTATAATTAAGATGATGAACCTCCAACTTATTAGAAGAACCGCAGATAGCACATCTTCTTTTAATAGAAAGTTTTTTAAACCTTTTAGTTTTCCAATCAGAAGTTTTTAAATATTTATTATATTTCATAAAAAAAAGCGACTATTTGTAAATGTGTCTGTGTTTGGTCAGAACACATCTACAAGCAATCGCTTTTATACTTGCCAAACCAAGTTTTACTCGTCAGTCCCCAATATACTTTAAAGACTTCCAGACAAGTTCTAGCACGGTGTCCATCACTCCTCTGGAAATCTCTAAAGATTTAAGTATTTACAGTATAAAACAAGTCTTTATTAATTGTCAAGCGATTATTAGATTGTCATATAAACCCGACATTTTTTATTAGTTGACAGGATAGACTTTTGTGTGGTAAAAGTTTACGCATGTACTTAATCAGCAATCGGGGAGTTGGAAGTTTTACCAAAGGGATAATACTAAAACACCTCTATTGATGATTGATGTATAGTTACCTTTTAAAACCCGGCTCCCCGACTTTTTATGTCCGAGATAACAGAGTTGCAGACAAAGATAATGTGTTTTATCAAATATTGGGCTGACACCCAAAAAACCATTATCCCCAAAAAAGAAATAATAAGTTACATGGAGAAGGCGGGAACGAAAGATTACATAACATCAGACGCAATACAAAGACTGATATTTAAAGGCTTTATAAGAAAAGCCTACAGTCCACAGCAGAATAGGACATTTTACACAATGATTAGAACGATTACAGCAGAACAATATGGAACAAGTTTTTATTAAACGGGCGATTGAACTTATCAAGGAAGCCCAAGATTTAAAAGAGATACCGGAGATCAAAAAGAAGCTAGGACAGATTGAGGGTTACATGACAGGGGCTTTGGAGATGTTCGCACTAGCTGAAAAACAAACAGAAAAAATAGAATGATTATAAGTTTAAACCAAACCTTGAGAAATCAAGACGGTAAAATAAAACTATGGCAGATACTTCTGAACAGGATCTTACATTAAAACAAAGAAAATTTATTAAATTTTATCTTGAATTAGGTAATGCGACTGAGGCAGTAATAAAGGCAGGATATGATTGTAAAGATAGAGAAACGGCCTCGGCAATAGGATATGAAAACCTCAGAAAACTTCATTATGAGGATTTTCTTGAAGAAGCAGGTATAACTGATGATTTATTACAAAAGAAAATTATTGAAGGATTAAATTCAAACAAAGTTATTTCGGCAAGAGTTATTTTAAAAAAAGGACAAACGGCTGAAGAAATAAAACAAGAAGCCAATAGTAGAACTGATGATTTTGTTGAAGTGCCTGATAATTTAACAAGACATAAATATTTGGAAACAGCGCTTAAACTTAAAAAAAGATTAATTGAAAGAAAAGATATTACTTCAGATGATAAACCTTTGGATTTTAAAGTAATAAGCTATAAAGATATAAAAAATGAATGAAAACATTATTCCATATCATTTTCTTCCTCGTAAATATCAAATTCCTATTTTAAGTGAAATAGAAAAAGCAATTAATGGAGAAAGTGATAAAAGATTTTTCTATCAAATTTGGCATAGACGAAGTGGTAAAGATAAAACAAATATTGCTGATGTAGTCCCCCGAAAACTAATTAAAGAACCTTGTTTGGTTAAATATATTTATCCGACTCTTGTAATGGGAAGAGAGAATTTGTGGGATGGAATTGGTGGGGATGGTTTTAGATATATAGAACACCTGCCTAGTTTTATAAGAAAAGGAGAAAAAAACGAAACAACTATGAAAATTCCTATTCGTGGTGGTTCTCTTTTTCAAATAGGTGGAAGTGATAAACCAGACTCATTAAGAGGTGGAAACCCAAAATTAGTAGTATTTTCTGAATGGGCTGAACAAAATCCCTATGCTTGGGATGTTATTGAACCCATTGTCCGGGAGAATGATGGAATTGTTATTTTTAATACTACACCAAGAGGAGATAATCATGCTAGGGCATTGTTTGAATATGCAAAAAATAATCCTAAATGGTATGTTGAAGTTTTAACTGCAAAAGATACAGGAGTATGGACAGAGAAAGAATTAGATAGTATTTTAAAAGATATAATAAAGCGCTTCTCAACTCAAGGTAGAAGCGAGTCTGAAGCAATTGCCTATTTTGAACAGGAATATATGTGTTCTTTTAAATCACCTGTTATTGGTTCTTATTATGGTGAGGCGATACGGAAAGCCGAAGAAGAACACAGAATTACAAGTGTTCCTATTAATGAAGGTTTTACTGTTAATACTGCATGGGATTTAGGGATGGATGACTCAATGAGTATTTGGTTTTTCCAAACAATAGGTCAAGAAATTCATTTGATTGATTATTATGAAAATTCAGGCGAAGGATTGGCACATTATGCAAAAACAATGCAGGATAAGAAATATCTTTATGGAAAACATTATGCTCCTCATGATATAGCCGTTAGAGAGTTAGGAACTGGAAAATCACGGCTTGAAACCGCTAAAACTCTTGGAATTAAGTTTGAGATAGGATCTAATTTACCTATTGATGATGGCATAAATGCAGGAAGAAGTATCTTTTCAAGGTGTTGGTTTGATCAAGAAAAAACATTAAGAGGAATAAGCGCTTTGAAAAACTATAAAAAAGATTGGGATGAGAAAAATCAAGTATTTAGAAATAATCCTTTACATAATTGGGCTTCTCATGGAGCTGATGCTTTTAGAACATTTGCTGTTAATTATAAACCAATAACAATAATCCAGCCTCAGAGTTCATTTGGTGGAGTTAAAAGTTATATCTCAGGAACACTTGCATAAATTACTCTTGTGTAAAAAGAGTATGTTCATATAACATAGTAAGATTATGGCTGAAATCATACCTACAGATCCCGAACTAACATTTTTACGAAACAACAAGTCATCAGGATTTAACTATCGTCAACGTAGACAAGATGACTGGACAGAAAACTATACACTCTACAGGGATAAGGTTACTGTCAACAGGCTTATCCAACGTCAATCAGTCAATATTCCTTTGATGAAAATGACCCTAAAAACAATAATGAAGGATACTGATGATATGCCAGTCATTTACTTTCAAAATCTTGACAATGACGGTCAGGCTCAAGTCTTTCAAAACGAATATTGGAAGAAAACACTAGAACTTAATAATGCAGAGTTATTCGACATTGTAGACAAGAAACAGGATCTATTTTTCGGCAGGTCTTTTGACCAGATGCAGATAGCCGATGGTATGATTAAGATGAATGTCATTGATCCTGAGGATATATTGGTTGATAGATACATGGATCCAATTAGTATTGACTCATCACGTTTTTTAATTCATACACACATATTCGTTCCTCTTTCTTCTTTAGAAAGCAACGAAATGTACGATCAGGCAAAGGTCAAAGAACTTAAGCTATGGCATGCGTCAGATCAGGGACTACTTAAATCTAAATCCAATGAAGAAAGTCTGCAATTAAAAAATCAAAAGATGGCCGACATGGATTTAACGGATGTTGATAATCCAGTATTAGGTGAAACATATATAGAACTCTCCATGCACTTTGTTTATCGTAAGGAAACAGGAGACAGTGAGGAACAACTATATCTATATGTAGAAGCTGATGATTTCAATATTATAATGAAGAAACGCCTAGAGGAAGTGATTGGTAAAACTGATGATAATTACTGGAGAAATCATTTTCCTTATAACTCATGGGCGGATGATGTTGATAAACAGGATTTCTGGTCTGATGGGATAGCCGATATTGTAAGAACTCCTAATAAAGTACTTAATGCTTGGTTTTCACAGCTTGTTGAGAACAGAACATTAAGAAACTTTAACATGAACGTATATAATTCCAGCCTTGAGGGGTTTGTTCCTCAGACTTGGGATCCTGTAGCGTGGGGGATGTATGGAATTCCATTACCTTCAGGTACTAAGATTGATGATGTATTCAAACAACTGCCGGTAAACGATCTTTCAGAGTCAATAGATGAAATGAATTATGTAGTTGAAATGATCGAGAAGGCAACTGGTGCAACAGCCACCCAACAGGGGGTACAAACTGAACGACAGGTTACACTAGGTGAGGTACAACTGGCACTTGGACAGGCTCAGGAAAGAGTAAAGGGAATGAGTAAGTTTTACACTAAGGTATGGAAGGATAGAGCCGAGAAGTTTTTAAAACTGATTGAGGCCGCACCTGAAAAACTGGATGCTGTTAAAATCTACAAAAAAGGCAGAAACTCCGATAAAATGTATACCCGTGAAATTGAACCTAAAGACTGGATGACAAAATTAGGTTATACGACTAAAGTATGGAGCCAAGAGGACAAGACCAACCAAGATACTAAACGATTGGAGAAGTTAAATGCAGTTAAGATAAATATGCCTGATAATCCAATAGTCAATGATGAATATCAACGGGGACTTTTGGAGTTTGCCGAGTTTGCACCCGACAAGATCAATGAAGCGATGGAGTACGAGAAACAAAAACAGCAACTAATGATGAATACGGGTTTGGATGTTTCAGGTCAACCTATGGGACAAACAGCACAACCGACAACCAATACAGCAAAACCAGCACAGACAACACAAAAACCTATTAACAATTTACAACAAACAAAATGATTGATGACATGTTGAAAAAGTACAATTTGAAGTATGAGGACTTAAACCAAGCGGAAAGAGGAACGTTTAATATGTGGTTGGAGTCTTTGCAAAAAGGAGCATTGACCATAGAAAAAATAAAAGAGTATATAACGAACCTAAAATCATCAGTTGAACAGG